CCTAATGCACCTGAACCAGGAGCAGCAGCACCAGCAAAACCAGAGTATACATTACCTCTTGATTCGATAGCAGCAAATAAACCTTCAGAACCTTTGATATTTTGAGCAGCACCACCTGGTCCAAAATTAGCACCAAAAGCTACTGTGTTAGCTTGAAGTTCACCTTCAACCATAGCCATTTCTAAGTAATCTTCAAATCTTAATCTTGTTTCAGACTCAGACTTTAGATACCATAAATAACCAGATGTTCCGTCTTCAGTAGCAACTTCGATCCAACCTATTTGAGCGGTATCAGATCCACTTAATTCGTAGTTATCTTTTAAGATAATTGGTGAATTAAAGTATCTTGTGAAACCTGGCTCAATAGCTCCAGCCATTCCGTTACTTCCTTTTGGAAATTCAGATCCATATACGAATACACTACAAGCACCTCCAGTAATAGCGGCAGGTACACCAGCAGCATTTGTTTCGTATAAAATACAATCAATTGTATAACCGTTAGTAGTTACACCAGAAGTTCTATCAGTTACTAAAGCTTTAGCAGAAGATAAACCTGTAGCGTTATCAGTAATTAAGATAGTGTTACCATCTCTAATTGCTGAAGTAGCTGGGTTATCTGCACCAGGCGTAATAGTAATTGTAATTAGTGAACCAGCTCCAGCTGCTACAGCACAATTATCATATGCAATGTGTAATCTATTTTGTTCAGACCAAATTACTTGATCCGATGTCATTGGCATTTCAGCGCCAACCATTCGTAGGAAACCAGCTAATGTTCTGTTTCCATATCTTTCTACCTCTTGCTCATAAAGCTCTGGTAGATATTGTTGTGCCCATGTATCAAAATTTGCGTCAGCAAAATCAATATAGTTATCTTGTACGGTAACCTGATTTGGCATTGGCGTAATTGATGCAGGGAACGAACCTCCTGTTGTAAAACTCATGTTTTATTTTTTTTTATTATGATTTTTTCTTAATTTTCAACCTTGAACTATCAACTCCAGTAACGGCTCTTACTTTCCAGCCATTAGGCATAGTAGACTCAGTAGCTACCGGCCTTGTTTCATTATTAATGTTTTTAGATTTTGCTATAACATCTCTAGTTGCATCGGCTTTACCTTGCTCGTAAAAATGTTGCGCTAATCTATCTGCATTTCTAGCTGCGTAAATTGCCTTATGATAATCTTCCATATTAGTAATATTTCCTTCTTTATCAGTAAATTTACTAATAAATTTAGAAACATCTGTCTGGGTGTTTATCATTTCTTGTGGGTTTGAAACGCTGTATCTAAAAGCTTTTTCGCCAACATTAAATTCAAAACCTTTGAATTGTTCTTGAAAATAGTTTTTTGTATTGTTTACAAACTCATTTCTTTTTTCTGTTATTTGTTGTTGTTCTTGGTTGTATCGTTGGAAAAAGTCCATAGCTTTTTTCTGCTCGTTAGTAACAGATGGCCTCAACTTGATTTCATCATAATATTTACTTTTCATTTGCTCTAAAAAGTTCTTGGCTTTTGCAACTTCTTCTTTGTATTTAAGCTTTTGCTTACGTACAAATCTTTCTTCGTCCGCTTCTTCATCAAAAGAAAAATTATCTTCCATTACGAAGCTAACTTCTTCATCATTTAGATGCGGTCTAGTTTTTTTATAATATTCTCTTACAAGTAACTTGTCATCGTACTTTGTATAATCTTTATTTAAAGTAACGTAATCTTCTACAGTTCCACCTGTATCTTTCATGAAAGTAACTAGTTTTTCTACATTTGTAGGTAGTTCAGTACCAGAAACTCTTTCATCTCTAATAGCTTCTTGAGCTTTTTTCTCTAACTCTTTAGCTTCTTCTTTTACTGGTTTTTCATGTATTACCTCGAGCTCTTTGTTCTCATCTTTGTTTTCGACCTCTTTGGTAATTTCTTCAAGTCTTGGCTCGGATGCTCTCTCCTCCACTTTTTCCACATCTTTGGTTTGTTTATTCGCATCCACGACTCCTGTGCTTTGCTCTGGAACGGCATCTTCTTTTATTTGTAATTTAGTTACTTTTTTTTCCTGTGTTAACTTTTTAGGTCTACCAGGTTTTCTTTTCATTTTGAGAGGTTGCTTTGAATCCACCTCTGCCTCTGTTTTTACTTTTGACATAATATAATATAATATAAGTTATTAAATATTTAAATCTTGATTTTGTTCAAAATTTATGGGTAATAAGTTGTTTTGTTTTTGATCAGCAATAGCGCTTTGTTGAGTGCCTACTATCTTGGTTCTTTTATCTTTTCTGTTTTCAATTTCTTGTTCACGATCAGATTCTGTGTTTATTTTTTGTTGGCCTAACTGCATGTTGTAGTTGAATTCTAATTCCATTAATTCACGTTTAATTTGTGACTCAACTCTCATTCTTTCTATTTCATAACCAGCCTTACCTTTTTCAAACTTAAGTTTAGTATTTAATTGAGCTTCTGATTTCTGAACCTCTGCAAGAGCTGAAGCTTCACTCGCTTGTGCATTAGCCTGGCCTTGAGCTTGTATATTAGCTAAATTAGCAGCTTGTGCAGCTTCCGCAGCTTTTTTACGTTTTAGTTTAATCATTTGATTAGCTAGCTTTAGGTTTCTAACTTGCCTAATGTCTATTGCGTCTTCAAGATTTATACTGCCTGACTGAAGAGCTGCTTGTATATTTTGTTCTAATTGCTCTTTTTCTTTTTCATCTGGAACTAGATCAAAATAAATACCAAAATCATACAAATGTATAGTTGATAAATCTTCTAATTGTCCAACGTTCCATGTTGATATACTATTTTTTAAAGCTTCTTTTGTTAGTTCAAATTCGATGCTGTCAGATGTTCTTAATACTATGTTTTCACAAGTTCTAACTGTTAAATACAAGTAAGCATTTAATATATGTTTTGTAGCAGTATTAGAGTTTGCAGCTGCAAGTTTTTGTAAACCTACTAATGAGTCTGAGTTTGGCATACTACCATCTCTAGCTTCGTTAAGTCCAGTTACGTCTCTTATCATTTGTAAATAGTACTGATAAGTAGATATTAAAGAATTAATTTTTCCACCACCATCGCTTTTAACAAGTTCTTGTATTGGTATTCTACCTGGATTAGGATCACCTTCGGTGGTCATTGATCTGCCTAATATACTACCAGTTTGAAAATACATGTTTAAAGCTTCTTTAGCGTTGTAAGTAGTACCATTTCCTAGATCGACTTCAGCTAATCCATCAACGTCTAAATATACACCATCAGGAATTACTTTAGATATTACTTGTTGTATTTTTAAATGAGTTAATTGTATCATATCTGCAAATCCAGTCATACGACTAACTAAGCTTTCTATTCTACCGCCATACATTTTAGGACAGCAAATATTATAATTCATATTTACTTTAACTAAATTAGATTTTGGCCTTGTCATGTTTTCAGCCATTTTCCACTCTAGCATCATATCATAACCTAAAACTTTAGCTCCGCTATAAAGTACTTCAATGGACCTACTAACTCTATCAAAATTATCGTTTTCATTCGGCGCAAAGGTATCTGGCTTTTCTAAAGCTTTTTCTAAACCTGTAGCGGTTGTTTTAATTTTAAAAACTTGCTCACTAAAAGTTTTGTATTCAAAGTAAAGTATATAAATATAATTACCATCTCTTTTACCGTTACGGTTATATAAAAAGTTTCCATTACCTTGATAGTCTTGAAGCTTTTGAAGTTCATCACCTGTTAAGTTAGGAAACTGTTTTTTACAATCTGCCAGCGATAAAGCCTTTACTTCACCTACGTACCAAAGATCTTCAAAGTTTGGATCTTCACTATAAGAGTATACTAGTTTAGCAGGATCTACATAATCAATTTTAACACCTTCAGCTTTATTCCAGTTTGTTTTTACAGCTCCAATACCTAACACTACTAGATCTTCTATCACACGTTTTTTCTTTAAGTTATATCTATTAAACTCTAAAGTGTTGTTAATAGCTTCTTCACAGGCTATTTCACTTGCTTGCTTATAACTTAACTGCATATGAAGATCAAGTTCTTCTTTAGTCTCTGGTAGTTCTTCTGGCTTATTAGTATTAAATAAGTCCATACTTAATACGCTTTGTATTTCTGCTAAAAATTCTTTTGATTGCATATCTCTCAATATGTCTTCTGCGTATTTAGATCTCATACGTCTTGACTCTGGATCTTGTGCAAAAGCTTTAATATCATAAAGCTTATCATCCATGCCGTTAACTACTATATCTACAAACTTAGGTATAATTGGAACTGGCTTCCAGTCTAAGTTTAAGTAACTTAAATCACCGTTAATAGCTAGTTCATCTTTGTATTTTTGAACTGGTTGCTCTGCTCTAGCGTATAATCTACGTAATCTAAAGTTATTGTAATTGCTATTAAACCTGTTTTCAACTCCAGATCTAGTTCCACTAAACCAATCACCTTCAATAGCCATTCCAACTTGGCGGCCATAGTCCATGCTTTGCTTAGCTTCATCAGGTACTACCTGATCTGGAAAAGAACTATAAGTGTTTGTAATTTTCGTCATTTATTATATTATTTGTGAAAAGGATCCTTTATTATTATATCTACGTATTCCTAAGTTAATATCTTGTTTGACTTTAGTAGGAACCGGTCTATATTTATTTTTATTACAAGCCATTATGGCTAATCCAGAACTAATAGAAGCATCATATTTAGTTCTATTATTAATATTAAACCTACTCCAGTCATCTAAAGTTTTTTGAAAATACATATCTCCTACTTTTGTTTCAAGTTGGCCAACATAATTTTCAATGTAGTATTCAATCGCAGCAGCATGTGCTTGCTTAATGTCTTCGCTTGAGTTAGGTATACCACCTATTTCTCTTTCGGCTACAGATAATTTGTTATAAATTTTATCAGGTCTATTCATACTAAAACCTCTATAACCTCTACGCTTTAAGTAATACAATAATCTCGGTTTGTTATTTTCAGCAAGTATTGGCATACTGTAAAATGCTAAAGCCATTAATACATCTTCAAAGAATATTTCAGCTGTCTGAGGTCTAGCTATATATTCTAAGAAAAAATGATTAGGCGGCGCGTCATCCATAGAAAACTTAGTTAATCCATGAAGTGCTCCTTTACTGCCGCGACCATCAACAGTACCGCTAATATCGTAAGAGTCACAGCCAAAAGCTCCAATATGTTCGTTACCTGGATATTTAGTTCCATTTTTTATTATTATATTATTTTGTAGTTTTAATGGTGGAACCCAAGAAACAAGAAACCTGCCGTTTTTGTTTGGATAGAATTCTACCTGAGAATCTTTAACTCCATTTAACCATTGAAAACTTCCCTGTGCTACAGAAGATATGTTGTTTAACTCTTCATTAATATCTATTTGTTGATATATTTTAGTTAAATTAAATAAACTATCTTTAGTTTCATCTCTAAACGCATGAGCTTCAGTTCTTGGAAATTGCCTGTAATACTCATTTAAAGCGTCTTGATCTGCTTTTAATCCATCAACTTCGTTGTTCCAGTGTTGTATAACTCCTGTTGTAATATGTCCACCATCAATTGTTTTGACTGGATCTTTTGGGTTTGTAAAGATAGGTAGTCCGAAAGAATCCATGAATCCTTCGTAGTTCCACTCCATAGGTATGAACAAGCTATAGAGCCCAGAAGTTGTTTGTCCGTTTTTATTTCTTTTTGTAACGTCTGAATTGTAGTATAGTTTTTTAAAGTTGTCTCCACCTTTGTCTAAAGCATTTGAAGTCGAGCCCATCATACATTTACCTACGATTCTAGAACCAAGTCTTAATGTAGTTTTTGTAACTCTCCAGTTGTTTAATATATTATCAGGTCTTTCCCATTTACCACTTTCATCATGAGCTAATAGTTTTAGCTTTTCACCATCATAAGAGTTATCACCTGTATTTTTCCAGTCAATAGTTGTGTCAAGCCCATCTAGTTCTCTAAGTTGTTCATTCG